CTTGCTTACGGCGCGGTGGTGTCATTGATAATGTACGTCATGATCTTGGTTTATACATTGAGACTATTCATACGATCAATTGTGTGGGGAGTTGGGTTTTTAATTTTGTTGAACATTATAGGTTTTATTGAAACGCGAGTTGTCACGTTGTATAATCCCTATCTTGATCGTCAGGCAAGATTGAAGCTCACAACCTGTCCGAATGATCAGTAGCTTAGGATCATGTTTAGCCAAGTATTGATGGGATATCTGTTGCTACTCGTCTTCATTTATTTCTGTGTGGTCTTGGGGAGATTTTATAGGTATAGAGGCTTATACTCGTAATTTCACCTGCGGGATTACATACCCAGATTTTTGAGCTAAGGTGTGAGAAATCGAATCTCACTTAGCACTCTGTTGTAGATTTATTCTAAGCCAGTTTACCCAACTAAAGCTGAAGGGAAATTGTCTGGTGTTGAAAGGATTGGCTCAGGCTATCCACGTCAACTCCAGGTGATACCTGGCGGCTTTATGTCAAAAAGGTATAACGAAGCTTTGAATAGCTACGGATTCGGTTTTTCGACGTAAGAGCTAGCTGCGGCCAAAGTCAGATCTAACGGATTAACCCATGGTTAAGCTGTTATGCAGAAGATTTTGATCCGTCAGTTGTAGCCTGTTTTTGCTCAGTTTTAAGCACGTGTAAACCGTCTATACGTCACTGATGCTTTGTATGAGTACAGACAAGTAGGAGACTTTGTCAGAAGCTACGATCCTTTGTTGACCATCTATGACCCGAGCTTTAACTATGAATTGATCAATACGATCTTCAGGTAGAGGTACGGGTTTGATGCCAAAGGTTTGTTCAATGACAAAAACCTCCGAAAGGATATACATCAGGCAATGAAAGACCATTAGAACTAAATGTGGACTCAAGTGAATGACTTCCTACATAGATTTGAAAATGAATTGATTCCAGGGGATTTGGTTGATGAAGTACTCGCGTTGTTGGCAACTGAAATAATTGCAGCACCACCCGGAGGTGTCGCAACAACCGTACGAGATTATTTTGTGCAGACCATGAGTCGGGGTGCAATGATCAGGGCGGCAATCTATGAGCGTCTTCCTGTTCAGTATGTTCCAATTCGTGTTCCTGGTGCCATAAACTATGATGTGTTTGAATCAGATGGCAAATATCAAATGCTGGTCGACGAGCCAGTGGCTAGTGGAAGGAAATACATTAATGTTTGCTTCCGAGACTACCAGACAGGGAATATTGATTAGATTAACATGACATCGCCAGGGAATTCATCGGTTTTACTACTGTATGGATCTTCTCACATGTTCAAGTTTAATCCGATCAATCATTACAAGGTTTCGGTTGTCTCGGTCGACGAGGAATTCTCGCGAATTCCCGGTCATTATGTGTATGCGCAAGGAGAGGGATCTTTCAATATTATTCGGAACAACAAATTGGCTGTGGCGCGAATTTTGAAAGGTAACAGCAGTGCAGTTGAGATGCGTGACGTATTTAGAAATAAGAGTTCTAATGTCAGACTTGATTTTGGTTGGTATGCATACAGCGGAGCCAACAGTCTAGCTAAAGACTTTAAAATATAGCGAGTTTAATTGCCAAAGCATGTCGTAACTCAAGAATTAAGCAGTGTTCAAAAACAATGCTTTAAAGAGTATATCGATAGTTTGGGCAAATTAAGCAACGAGAAGAGTTTTGCCACAGTGAAAGAGATGTTTTGCAGGGCCCCCGACTTTCAATTGGAAATTGGAAAAGTCACCAAAGATAATATGGAGAGTGTGGTCGGCTTTTGTCTTGCGACGCATAATTTCGCTATGGGCAAATTCAGGATGATTCATTATGAATGCTAGGGTTTCATTTCTGCTTTCTTATTCGTGTTCTGGTAACTCCAATTCAGGCAAAGAGTTGTTGAGTACGGAGCTGATATGATTGTCGAATAGATCTGTGGCTTCTCATAATTCGAATTTTATAAAGGATTCAGGCGCGATGATGAAGATGATGACTATCATGAAAGAAGATAAAGGAAACACTACACCAAGCAGCAGTTTGAGAGCATAATGATGGGAGTGAAATTTGAGTAATTGGAAACTGGACATAAACATGGCAATAGAATGACAAGTGCTGAAGCCCTGCCAATTATAAAGAACTACATTGGTGTCAAATAGAAAACAAAAAGTGTGCACAGTTCGAAGGGCAAAAGATTTGGTGTTGAAGAAGAGACTTTCTTCTGTAAACCGACCCCACAAGTGAAGCGTGTTCCTGATTACATGTGTGATTAGTAATTTAGACAATTGAGTGATGACACTTATTTATCTGTGAATCAGTGGTTAAGCGACCATCCTGAACCGGTATTTTATGGCGACGTTGATAAGACGGTTGGCGTGACTACCAAGACGGGATATAGTTTGATAACTGACTAACGATAGTATGAGTGGAGCTCTCGATGCGTCCATAATGCTATTTACGGCTTGTATCATCGACAGCTTGCTTGTAATCTGTATCCTCAAGAGGAAGCAGTGGTCAGGTTTGGACAGGAGATTGGACCTTGGTTCAAGAAGTTAGTGGGAGACTTTAGCAAAGGACTGGATGAGATTTAGTGTTTCGACGCTTTCTAGATTATTCAAAGTAAAAATTTTGATAAATCGAAGAAGATCAGATACATTGAGAATCTCCGGCGGCTAATTTCTGGTGAAAAACAGGCAGAGGGTTGTTTTACAACAATGGTTAAATCCGGCTAGGTCTACTATGGAAAAGAGTTTGATAAAGTTAATGGATTTCTTGTTGGTAAGGATGACAGACCACGAAACATCATGGTACCGAGTGAGGCATTGTGTGGTATGTTATGTGCTTTGCAGACCGTTTTTTGGGATCCTTTGAAAAAAGTTCTTCCGAATTTTATTCAGGGATTGACCAAGAAAGATCTGAAGGCGTTGGTGAAGTCCAAAGTCCGAACAGGGTGGAAGGCTATATGTATTGATGGCAGTGCTTTTGATTCAACTCAAAACTCTATCGTTATGCAAATGGTTGACACTGTGTTCTTCAAAGGGGCGGAGAAAAGTTTAAAGCGATTGTTGACAACAATGAAAGAAAAGTACTCATCCACATTTACTGCTGACATCGAGAAGATTATGTAAATTGTGATGAAACAGAGCACGAATCTCAACAATATATGCTTTACCAAGGTACCGGGAGTGAGAAGAGTTCACTGGCCAGATAATGTCTATAGAATATTCATCGCGAATTATGGGCGTTAGATTGGTGGAAAAGACCGGTAATGGGTATAGACGAATTACATCGTGAATGTTATACGAGGTACGACTTTCTCGGGTCATCCGACTAAGACTACCTTGGGGAACACTCTTCGAAGTATTTGCTACGCCTATTATTACTTGATCTGCGCGGGAATCAAGTAACCTTGGAACGACGACAGGCTGTTCGTAATGGCTGCTGGTGATGATGTAGTTATCTTCTGTGCTCCAGAGTTAGCTAATGGGATTGAGCGATCAATTTTATTAAATAGCTCCAGACACAAAGGTACAGAGAGTCAATTCGGTTAGTAAGGTGTTGCTTGTGGCTTGGGACAATGTGTTAAGACTGTATTGATCGTTGATTGGTACAATTTTGACTTTTGCTCTAAATGGTCATTTGGCAGTACTCATGCTGATTTCGAGTTGGTTCGAGACATCAAGAAAACTCTCACTACCAGACAGTATTACACCAAATAAAATGCCGATATACTTTCTAATCCAGTATTGCATGCACAAGCCATATTGTAAAGTGCTCGCAGCTAGAAAGTTTCTCATTTAATTTAAGATTTATTGCACATTCGCGTGATGATTAATTAAAGGAGATACGGTGACTTCAGTGTATAGGGGTATGATTTATCAAAAATTTGTGATAAATTGAAGTATTCATTCAGCGAAGACTACGGTTATTTGGCTTAGCAATAGGTCAATTAACGCGTGGGGGTCGATTTGAAGACTTTGATTGATCTTTGGTAGTCTGAATATCTCAATACATCTATGGGTGGCATTATCGACTCCTTCGATAATGTTCCTTCCCCAGCTTAACGCTGTTCTAAAATTTAAATTCGGAGTGTTACATAGTGTTCAAAGGGTTCAAGGCAATAAAAGCACATCGAGTGTATTGTCTTCAATTTGAATGCGTATGTTTATGCATTGCCGACGGCTTTAGGAGAGCCACCTTAACAGCAACATTGGCTACCACAATGTACTTGCTGTTATTGAATATTCATTAAATCCATCATTTTTCGATCGAAATAGGCGAGCGTACGACCGTCTCGGTGCAGCGAATCTGGAACTCTGTTTCGGATTTGTAGCCTGAGGTGTAGCGTACGACCCGTTGGCAGTTATCTCTACTGTAGCGTCATCTTCGGCTTCGGGCGATGTGGCGACCACTGAGAAACTGTTGGCGTCTCGGTTATTAGGTTCCTTCGGGTGTAACGAGTTACAGATAACTCGAC